CGTCCGGTCACTCTCAGTACCGCTTGGAGTTGCACCCACCGAAACTGGAGAGGTGCGTAACACGCTAGAGATTGAGGGGGCGTGTCACGCTTGCGGTTTCCTCTGCAACCGTTCAACCACCCCTCATTGTTTGGGTACGTTCCAATGCATTCTTAGAACGAAACCATTTGGCTGTAAGTCAGCAACGTCACCATCGGTTGTGTTACCAATTGTGTATTGCTCACTGTATTGGTCATAGGTCATGTAAGAAACAAAACGTGGCAATGCGCCAAGTTTGTTGCATTCTTCCATGTAGGCTTTTTTGGCTTTTTCTATATCCATTACCAATCGCTCCTTTGCAACAGCTTGATCCCAGCGACCGCAAATATGAAGACACCAGAATATAAAACAATGATGCCGACAAAAATATTGTTGACTGGGTTTTCGATAAACTCCACACCTGCCATGCAGGTCATGATACCAAGCATAAAAACAAAACACCACCTAAGCATCATCAATCTCCCATACATTTTCTAGCGTCCAGTCGTGTCCATCATCAACTTGAACCCATCCTATAGCTTCTTCCCCCGCTATATTCCATGCAGTATTTGCATCGGGTGCTTCGACTATAAACTCGTAGCCCACATCCATCGTGGCAGTAACTTTAAACATCGGCATCATCAGTCTCCCTTGTTAGAACAAACTTGCGAAACTCAACTGGATCTAAGTCACCGTTTGCAAGTTCTGTAATGAGTTCAATCACGCAAGAAAAACCGCCATAGAGTTCTGGGAACTTATGCAACACTTGATCTTCAGTGAGTTTCTCGACACCGCCCTGCTTCATATCAACGTGATACTGAAACTCTTCCATCGTTAGCCATGAATATGGGCTGGCATCAATGACAAAGGCTGGTTCTTCATCACAGTCAAGGTAGACAAAGTGGGTAGCCTTGCGGATACCCTCTTCGTCTTCATGTTCGATAGCTGGTCTATAGGTGTAGCCAGCATATCCAAATTTTGGTGCGTTGCTATGATTAATCATCTTCACTCTCCTCAACATCACGCTCAATGTGATCAGTGATTGCTGTTAACAAAAGATGCGTTGCAAATTGTGGATTAGGAGCGGAGCCATAGGATAACTCGACAACAAACCTAGACATTATGTTTGCAACGTCAAACGGTGTTGCTCCCTTGTCTGCAAATTCCTGCGTCACATCAAACAGGCGATCATAAATATCTTCGCATTTCATTTTTTTAAGTCCTCTCTAATCGAGTTGAAAATGGCTATGCAGTGAAATACAAAAGCCGAAAACAGGCATGACGATAAAAATATCATCGTGACCCAAAAGAAATGATCTTCCATGATAACTCTCCCAAGTTATGGGGCGGCAGAGCCGCCCAGTATTTTACACGTTGTCCAGTTCTTTGAGGACATGAGCCTTGACCCTACGGTCAAACAGCTTTTTGCAGTCACCAAGTGAACGATGGAATGCGTGGACGTTGTTGGTAGCGTCCAGCTTGTTATCGTGCTTGAAGTCATAGACTGGTGCATCACCACTCGACTGACCATGTACCATCAGCCAGCCATCTTCTGTGAAGCCAGTCTTTTTCTTAATGCCGACTAACTTGACCTTAAAAACTCTGGTCATATCATCATCGATATGGCTAAAAGTATGAGGCTTGGCAGTCAGTACAAATCGCAAGCCAGCGGATGAATTGATAACAGCCAGCCCACGATCATGCACCAGCTTTTTCCAGCCTACGCCGATAGTGACATAGACCTTCTCCCAATATGACTTGCCCTCATTCTCAACGCCAACCACCTGACCATCAGAAGGTTTGCATAGATCGACCTGAGTGCGTGTGCGCTGATATATATATTCAAGAGCGCGAGCCGCATAAGCACAACCTATGCCGCCAATTTTACCAATCGGGTCATAAGCCTCACGCTTGTTGCGTTCTTGTCGAACCCTGCGGATGTGTCTACTAAGGTTGTCTATGTTTTCCTCAAATGCCCTACGCATATTGTTGCTGAGGTCATCGATCCCACGCTTGAAATCCTTAGCCTCAGCAGGCATGGAATATGTGTCTCTTTCACATATGCCTTTGATGTAGGAGTGAGGCGCACCCCACTCCTTACGAGCCTTAACGATTTGCTCTGCCGCAAATGACAGAGACTTATGCTCTTTGACTGTGTAAGTCATAATCAATCTCCCATTTTAAGAATGGCAACCTCACCCCAAGGTGCGGTATCGGAGCCAATGTCGGTTGAAACCCAAAGCACTGGGTAATCCGGTGCATCGGGGAAGTCAGATATTTCCAAGTCAGTCAGCCCGACAAAGTTGTCACAAGGCAACTGCTTGTCTTCGATGTAGTCAAACACTGGGGTGACCCTAGTGCCGCCACGGCCATTGATCTCAATCTTCTCAATGATCTCGCCCTGCTCGTATCTGTGAACAGTGCGCACCTGCGTATCGCAAGTAATGACTGTAACAGAGCGAGGCTTCTGGTCTTCAGTGATGGCATTCATCTCACCAAGGAAGTGGGATAACTCGCCACCTGAGACAGAGCCTGATGTGTCAACATAGACGATCACATCACCAGCCCCCAGCTTATCGACACTGGGAAGGTAAATGCCCTGATTAAACCACGCATTCTTTTGTGGTCTGCGCCATGTGTAATCATCAGGCTGATCACCGCCGATAAATCGGTTGAGAACATCACGCCAATCGATCTGGCAACGCCGCATGACTTGTACTAGCTGATCGATCTTGGCAGGGATGTTACCCTTGGCCTTGGCTGCATCAGCCGCCATCATGACCTTGATATCCATCTCAGCCTCGATCTGCTTTGCCTCAGCCTCAGACAATGGCTGACCATCGTCACCCTCAGTTTGCTGAACGCCGCCCCATGTGGGTGCATCCTCTGGCACATCATCATTAGGCATATGCGAATAGATACGCTCTGCCGCCCAATCCTTATACTGGTTCCACTCAGGCTTGCTGGTGTGGAATAGACCATCAGGCGGCAACTGAAAGCCGTCAGATATCAGGATGTCATTGATAGCAATGTCAGTGCATACGTTCCATTTCTTGTGGTCACGATCACCAATCCTCAAGCAGTGCTTGAAAGCAACGTGCAATACCTCGTGAGCAATCACGCCCATAACAACATCTTGTTCCAAGGCATCGACAAAGGCGGCACTCCATAGGATCGACTTGCCGTCAGTGGCCATAGTCGGAACCGCATCAGTCTCGACAAAGTTGAGACCCATAGCGATAGACCCAAAGAATGGGTGCTTTAGAACCAACTGTGTTTTGGCTCTGGCAATCTTTAGATTAGCATCCATAATGCATCTCCCAAAAAGTTACATGTATCTTTTGAGGGGCGGCATGACCGCCCCCCGACTGTGTTACAGGATAAGCTGTTTGCCATCTGTAATGATCCACTGACGCACGGCCTCAGACTTCTTTAACTCAGGATCACGGTTGACCGCATCCTTCACGGCGAATGCCGCGAACTCCTGCTGATCAAGCCGCTTGAGATACTTGATGATGTTCCCAGCATTGCTCTGGTTCATCTTGTGAGCCAACCCAGATGCCAAGGCGTAAAGCACCATAGCGTCAGTGGGTATCTCAGCACTGTCTGGGTTGCTAACGATCTTGTCCAGATCAGGCATGTGAGCCTTTAGCTTGCGATACCCCATGAAATCAGCGCATATCGAACGCCCGACAGTGCCGCTTATTGCTTCAGCCTCACAGATCGGATCCAAGCCCCATGATAAAATGGTGCTGACACGATGCCATGAGCGTGGGCTAGATGACACGTTGGCCTTTGGGTCAAAATTGTGCAGGTGCTGAGGCATTGCACGATTGAAACCGATCACATCTTCGTGAACATTTTGAGCCAGCCAGTATGGGATAACATCTTCCAGATCGGCTTCTACAGGTACATACATTAATCTGTCACGCAGATGCGTTGGAATTATATTTGTACCAGCACGATCACTGGTGCGGTTGCCAGCGCATACAATAGCGCAATTCTCAGGCAGCTTGAACTCGCCAATTCTATGCTCATTAACGATCTGGGCTGCGATACACATATTTGAGGTGGCCGATTGTGGTAATTCATCGAGGAACAGGACCACCTTTTCGCACTGCTTTGACATCTCCCATAACTTGCGGAGCCAGTAAGGCATGAGCCGCTCGGACTTGCCATCGACAAGTGCAATGATGCCAGCTATCTCTGCCGCATCGAACTGGGCAAGCGATAGGATGTAAAGAAACCACATATGCTCTTCGCATATCTGTTGCAGTAGTGAGGTTTTACCAAGCCCTGCACCGCCCTCAAGGTAACAGACAATAGGCAACGTATCGACTTCGTACTGCACAGTCTGGCTGGTCAGGGAATAATAAACAATATTCTTTGCTTGTGATAATTTCATCACGCAGTCTCCATTCTAGGTTGAAAAAAGAAGAGGGGGCAAAGCCCCCATAATTAAAACTGATCGATAACACTATCGACAGTCTCGTTGTCTTCAGCCGCCTTGGCCTTGGCCTCATTAGCCGCCTTGTCTGCCTCAACTCTGGCATCACGCAGGGCGCGATATTCATTGTCGAACTCTGCCCAGTCTTCGGCGGTATACTTGCTGGCCTTGAAATCACCGTCAGCATTGAACTTGCCGAAAAGTTTTTCAGCCAAAGCCCTCATGTCGCTAACAGGCTTGGCCTGCTTGACATGTGCGGCTAGCTTGGCCTCACTGGTGATACCAGCCTCATTGAATGCGGCTTTCACACCGTCAGCGGTGAGGTTGGTTGAGTTCTTATCCCAGCCAAAAGAGACCACCGCTTTAATGGTGTTCTCATAGCGCTTTTTCATAACGCTTTCAGAGTATCCTGCGTCAGTGGTCAGGCTGGTCTTGAAGTTGTCGATCACATCAGCGCCGCCAACTAGCTTGCCTTTGCTGATCTTGTCTTTAGTAGTGACGCGAACACCAACGGCAATCGCGCATGGTATCAACTGAGCGTATTGCTCAATTACCATACCGTTGATGGCCTCAGTATCGGCCTTTTTGTTGGCCTGTAATGCAGTCACTTGACCATTGAGGTCAGCAACGGTTGAAAGAACATTGTTGTTTGCGAAAGGGTCAATAAAAGTTTTAGCCATGACGGCAGTCTCCTATGTAAGGGTTGAATAGTAGCAGGACGCTACGACACCGCGAGATGCGGTGTTTCGCTGGTGTCCTACGCCAGCATCGTCAGGTAGCTAAGTGCGCTCATACCGCATCGATGCGATAATCGATGGCTTGTTTAGCTTCAGTTTTGGTCAAAGCGCGGAAGCCATTGCCATCTGGCATTGCAACTGACCAAGACATCAGATGCTTAGCCTTGCAATGATGAATAGCTGAAATGGTTGCCCCTCGATAATCCCAAGTGCGGGTAACAAAACCATTCCGAAATTTTCTATCTAATTTTTTAGCAACGTATGCCATTATGCAGTCTCCAATTTGATTTCATAAATATCCCAGCCCCGCTGTTCAGCAATCTGTTTGACGATTTCAGTTTTGCCGCTGTATTTGGCGTGGAGGCGCTCATGACGTGCTAAGAATTGAGCCTCTTTAAAAGTTTTACAACGTGCGACAACCTCATAGGCTGGGCTATCAAAAACGATGTCACCATGATCAGCCCATACGGTAACGTCACCAGCCTTTGCGGATACCGACAGGCCAGTGAATTTAACGACAATCCATTCCTTCATTACGCAGCCTCCAAAATTTTGTTGAATTGATTTTCAGTCATCTCTTATGACTCACTTTCTAAAATGTTTTGTAAATTTGCGAGTTTATGATCTAAGCATTCTTTTATCGCTAGTTGTTGTTTAACTCTTGGGTTCTCTGTCGCATATATCTTTTCATCAATGCAAAGCTGACTGCATAGTTTAGAAAACCGATATAAACTCAAAAGTTCGTACATAAATTTTCTTGTTTCATCTTTCATTGTTTTGCCTTTCTTCCTTGATTTTTGAAGAGGCGTAGGCAATGCCATTGTTTGCCTTTTTAAGGGCATCAGCATCACCATCATGGGCGGCGTTTACCGCCCTGATGATTGCCTCAGCCGCTTTTAGCGTCCAGAAATCGTCATTCATATTCATTATTCAGTCTCCAATTTTGTTGAAAGTATTTCTAGCAGATCACGTTTGGTGTCAGCCTCAGCAAGGCGTGTAGAACGCTCGACAGGCTGACCGTTCAAGAGGTGAGCAATGAATTTCTTGCTGGTATCCATTGCAACCCAGCCCCACACAGAACCTCGTATTTCGATATGCTCATGGCCTTTGACCACCCATTCTGCGGTGGCTGTACCCATACCGTTGCCCAGCCATTCTTTGGATTTTGATTTGGTAAGTTTAAGCATTAAGCAGTCTCCCTTTTTGCTCTTGGGTGGCAAGATTTACCATCAGATAATCGGACAACCAAAAACTGATTGTTGCATTCATCAGCATCCATTCCAAAGTCCTGCTTCAATGAGCCGATAAAGTTTAGCGCGGTTTGTGCATTCGGTATGTTTGGTGCGGAAATTGTCGGGTTGTCGAAATCGCCTTCGGCGTCAAACAGTACTTTAAACATTAGCAGTCTCCCTGTTTCGTGGTGTCTCATTCAGGCTGGGCTACCAATGCCCAGCGACAGGTAGGGCAGGTTGTCAGTCTGCCCATCATCCGCCCAGTCGGTTGTTTTGAACTTGACCCATTCGCTTCAGCCATTGTGTTGGCACCTTCGCATTCTTTGGGGGGTCTGGCATCCATCACGCTGGAAGTGGGCGGAACATCTGGTCTCAGGGGCAAGCAGTGAAAGGGTGCTTCGTAAACCGTTGCCAAGGGCAGTGGGGTTCCCTGAGTGTCGCTGGCCTACCAAGCCATGGTGCGGAAGCGGTGGTGAAATCTCCTCTGGTGGTGGTGCAGGGGGCAACCCCCCTGTCGGTAAGACAGTATATGGCACGTCTAGACCTAGAAAACAAGAGCCAAAACCCAAATAAATACATTTATTTTCATTTATTTTCAGATGTGGTCTGTAACGTAGGGTGGAAGCTAAAAACGCCTCTGGCATGTTTTTGGTAGGAAAGTACCCCAGAACCCCTAAAGCCCGTCAGTGAGCTTCTATGGGCGATTAAAAGGGTATTGAGGTTTTAGAGTAGATAAAAAGTTACAGGTAACTTTACCAATGGGGGTTTTATCATCTAGGCTGGCGTCTAGGCAAAACCGCGAAAGCCCACCGCCAAGGTGCTGGGCAACCGATAGGGGTAATAGTATGGGTAAGGATAAGGGTAAGGGTAATCACCTAAGAGTAGTGGGTAAGGAAGATAGGTTAACAGCCAAACAAGAGGCATTCGCCAAGCAGGTGGCAAAGGGTGCCATTCTGAGTGACGCATATCGTGAGTGCTATTCGGCAGAGGGTATGCGTAATGCCACCATTTGGTCAGAGGCATGTAAGTTGGCACAGAACCCCAAGGTGGCCACAAGGGTTAAGGCAATACAGGCAGAGAATGAGGCCAGTCAGCGGACGAGAGACCAGCGGCTTCGCGAGCATGTTTTGAAACGGCTAATGGAAGAGGCCGACAGAGCAGAGACTGACGGGGCAAGGGTCAGGGCATTAGAGCTTTTAGGCAAAAGCCTTCCTGTCAGCATGTTCACCGACAGGATCGAACAGACCGACACTGCGGAGCGGAGTGCGTCCGACATTGAAGCGGATCTGCGGCGGCGATTGGATCGGTTGCTTGGATCGTGATGCCCCTCTGTCGCCTATTCACGACACCTTGAGACCCCACCTACCCCCATCCACCCCTGACTTGCCTACGCCTAGTCACGCACACTACATGAACATCTACTCAAACAATCTCATAACATCTCCATAGGATGCCCCTAGAGTGCCTTTAATGTGTTTTATAGTGTTACCCCACCCTTTTTATCTTTGAGGGGTGTCAGTGAGGCTTAAACAGCGATTAAACGCTATATAAGTGGCATAGGAATCCTAGGTGGGCAAAAAAATTTTAAAAAATATTTCAAAAGTTCCATGTAACTTTCAACACTCTTTCTTTCCTGCACAGTCTTTTGGAAAACAGTGCATAGCCATGATGTAATGTTTGTTGTCATAGGATGCTGCCCATCTCTTACGTTCAATCATCCAGTGGCACTGTTTCTCTGACATAGGCTGTTGTAGAGACATCTGTCCTATGTAGTGATCTGTGACTCCATCATTGCCCCACATGCTTATGACTAGAATAAATTCTTTCATATCCAGTAACTGATGAGGAATGTAACACAGAATACTAGTATTAGTGCATCTCTGGTCATTCTTCTATGTCCTCTGCATAAAGGTTATTGAAGATCTGTGTTGTGTCCAGTGTATAGTCTAAATCTGATTTTGAATAGTGTATATGTTGCGATGGCAGGAAGTCTGGTGCGCCTGAACCTGTTTCGAACCATGCTGGGTGTGTCACTCTCACGCGGTTGTTTGGCAACGCTATGATGTTTCCAGTCCACTCACCTGCGTCTAGTAATTCCATGACATGGCTTTGTTTGTGCTGTGCAGGATCATCTGCTATCTCGCTGTCTGTGTAATCTACCGTGAATAGATATCTTGCAGGATAGAAATCACTATCCACCTTTGCTAACCAAGGACAGGGTGTTGCTCTGTTTAACACGTAGACTGAGTGAGTGTGTGACATACAGTCCCAAGGCTGGGCGAAATGCACGGGCATTGGCTGAGGCCAGTCTTCAAAGGGTGTGTCGCCGACTAACGCGGTTATTGGCATTCTGGCCCACATAGC